CTGCGCTGCAAACTGGAGTCTAGTGAGCCCCCCAAGAACCCCGGGATTGGCAACAAGTAGTTACCTTTCCCTTTCTCTTGGGGGGGACCTTTGTGGGTCTCCACAGGGGACCGGTGTTGGTTCAAGAGTTTAGCTGGGGAAATAATGTAACTCCCCCTCCCTTTGGTCTTGAGCCTAATCCGGCGGCTACACATGGTTGAAGGACCTAACCTCACCCTTTTGGGGCAGAGTCGGATACTAGGGAGTGCCTTCGGGTCCCTATGTCCTCTTTAGCGGTGCAGTACCTTCCCCCTTTGCGGGGGGAGGGGAGCCACCTCAACGGCTGCAGAGTATGGTTTAACCACCTTGTTTTGCCGGCGCGGAATCTCTATGTTCGATCGAATTTATAGGTTTGAGCTACCCATGTCCTTTAAACGAAAACCCACCCCTAAAGATAATTATCTCTCGAGATGGACTGTAATTCAAAGAGTCATGGGATGGGCTCGTGGGGAATATTTCCCTACCGCACCTCCTCTTTCCACCTTCGGCCGCTTCTTTGGGGAGCTGACCCGAATCCTCGAGTATCAGGGTGTGCCTGGCGGTATCGCTTGGATGCGACGCCGCCGGCATCAATACCTGAAATATCTCGAGGCTGAGCCAGGCTCTCCAGAGGAGAAGAAGTATCGTACGAAGCTTGGGAAGTATATGGGAAGGCGCGCAGCCGCTGTTCTGCTGGAAAAGAGGCGTCCGGTTATCCGGATTGTCCTCACAGCTCTTACGGCTCTGCGTGCCTTTAGGCTACCTGTGAAGGTAGACCTTTCCCCTATTACTTCCCCAGCAACCGTGGTACTCCAACCCCAGTCTTACGCTGAGTTTATTCAACCATTTTGGAAGAAGATCACTCGGCGTAGGAAAGACGCTAAACCGAAAGATTGGTCGAATTGTCATTTTACCCAGAAATCTGGGCCGAATGGCCCAGCTCTCACCACAGCCTTCAGTGACCTCCTTGGGATTTCGGTTTATCCCGAACTCATTGAGGACATTGGGACTGTTGGGGGTAAGACGCTCCATGCTTTCATGGGACGTCTCCTGGCTGAGTCTCCCACCCTCTCGGAGCCTTCTTCTAAGTTCTTTGAACCTAAGTCGAAGGCGATCCGGAAGGTGGTTGGGATCCCAGATAAGGAAGGGAAGACTCGCGCTATTGCTATCCTAGACTATTGGTCTCAGGAAGCACTTCGCGGTCTTCATACATTCCTATTCGGGATCCTTCGCGGGATCAACCAAGATATGACATTTGCACAAGGAGCCTTCACGGAGAAGGTCAGGTCTTGGGGTGAAAATATTATTCTCCACTCCGTAGATCTGACTGCGGCAACGGATCGATTCCCTATCGATCTAATTGCTGATATCCTTGCAGGGCAATGTGGAAAAGAGTATTCTGCAGCTTGGAAGAGGATTCTGGTTGACTACCCCTTTAGTGTTTCTCCGCGTAACTCCATTAGATATGCGGTAGGAAACCCTATGGGGGCTCAGTCTTCCTGGTCCTCTTTCACAGTGGCCCACCATTTTATTATGTATTGGTGTTGCCGCGAGCTAAAGATTTCGTGGGAAACCGCAAAGTATGTCATCCTTGGTGATGATGTCCTTATCGGTGACTCCAACCTTTCTGCATGCTACCGGACTAAGCTTGACCTTATCGGTGTGGAGGTCTCTCTAGCTAAAACTTACTCTTCTTCTCAGATTAGTGAGTTCGCTAAGAGGTACCTCTTCCGAGGGGAGGAGGTTTCTCCTTTCCCCGTGTCCTCTGTCCTCGACCACATCGGAGAAGCTTCGCTTCTCGTAGCGGTCCTGACCGGAGAACGCCGAAAGTCTCTTGAGCCCAAATCCGGAATCCCTGTGGCCATTGAGAGTCTTTCTCTCGCTGTTGGAAAGTCTTACCGCCAGAGTAGGCGGATGAGACAATTCGCAGCAGAGGCACTCCTGAC